ATGTTTAATTACTGAGCCTCTTTTAAATCCTGCAACCATAGAGCCATGGCTATTATCTCTAATTCCTCCTTTTTTATTCCAAAAAGAATGCAATTTTCTTCTAATAAATCTCAAAGGCAGCATTCTAAAAACATTTTCATTATCTATAACAGCTTTACCCGTGATAAAACTAGCCAAAACCCATGAATCAACATTATGTGCATAAAAATTATCTGCTAATTTAGATCCTAATTTTTTTAAACCTAATCTGTTTCTTTCTTCAGCGGTCTCAAAACCTCTCTTAAAAGTAACTTTTCCTAATTCAGATAATTGTTTATAAAATTCAGTTTTACCTAATTCTAAAACACTAAAAATTTTATTCCATTTCGTAGCTCCTATAACTTTTTTGGCCTTAATGTCCTCAACCATATAATCAGAAATAGGATATAATTTTCTTAAAAAATTTACAATTCTTAATTTAGCATTCCATCTGCTTCTTATAGAAGGTGCAACCCATTTAGAATTTACTAGCCTATTAGGCCTAGGAGCTCTACAAGGACATTTTCTGCCTCTGCGTGCTNCTCTAAAACTTCTCTTAATTTTTAACCTGTCTGTAATTCCTGTCACTGCATCAGATAAAACATTTAAATAAGTATGACTCTTTGATTGAACTGTAAAGCCTTCCCTTTTCATGCCTGCGTCAATACCACAAACAATCTGTTGAACATTTTTTTCTACTTTATTTACTAATTGAATACAAAAAATGCCTTTAAACCAGCGCCTTTTTGCTCCTTTCTTTTTAATTAATTGGCGAGCCCTTGCAGGGTGGCAGGGCATAAGTGGAAAGGTCTGTTTTTTAACCGGATCAGACCCCAATACGGGCACAGTTAACTGTACATCTCGGACAATCCTACCGTCCGGTAATTTCTCCCTTCGAGACTGACTTACAGAGGGATTGCTGGCTTGGGAAGCACCTACAATGTCTTTTGTTCTGCCACGAACAGTAAGTTCAGTTTCCTTCAAACGACCAAAGTCATGAGTTTTCATAACATTAATCTTGGACACTCTAGTCTCCTTATTACCTTGCAGTTTAAGAGAGGGCTCTCCACTAATGCAGGAACTTCATTTTTTAAAAATGAAGAAAGTTGACGTTTCGAAAATTTATACTAATTTTTTTAGAATATCTGATATCATTATTAAATAAAAAAAGGCCGGTAGTTTCCTACCAGCCTCTTAAACTTCAACATTACTCAACTATCGGGTCAGCTTAACCCTGACCAACCCCAGTGGGTTGTAGCAACCGATACCTAAATTCTCAAAGCATGAGAATCCAATTGTACGGTTTCTCGGGTCATCAGCACTCAGCACTGTAAGTTCTGTACGAACAGGAATACGTCCGAAGAACTCTGGCTCTGTGCAAACATACAGCTTACCAACCGGTACCCTACGTGAAACGATAATCTGCGCGCCCCATACTGTGGACTGCAAACCAGTTTTCAGAAGAGTTGCCTGGCTCTCGATGTCGAGAACGTCACGTCCCCACTTACGAATGTCGGTATAGTCTGTTGCATTAGCAAAGACTCTTGCGACCCGCAAGTCAGCCCGTTCGATTTCCGCAAAGGCATCTGCAAGATCTGCAGGTGTCAGAGGGGCGGCCACATTAACGTCTGCATTCGTAGCACCGATATTGTCAAAACCTCCGGTTGCGACTGCATCCAGCACTGCAAAGACACGATTGTCTTCCTCAGCCTGAATTTCAGCCTTCGCAAGGTCCTGAGCACGTTCGATGAGGTCGAACCGACGTTCCTTGACCTGTGTCAACGGAATTTCGGGGTTACTAGAAATCTCAAAGAGCGGGAAAATGACACGGCGTGGCTTCTGGATTGCCAAAATGTTCTGACCTTCCTCGCCAACCACGTATGCTGTCACACCTGCATCTTTGTCATAAATCGGAAGTGCACCGTCAGGGAGTTGTTCCACCAAGAAGGTCTTGCGACCTACAGAGGTGTAGTCTCTCCTTAGACGCAACGGCTGCGTCATAGACGCTGCCAACTTAGCACGACCGCCAGCGGTTTTAATGAACTCAGCGATGATCTGCTGTTTCACTTCATTACTAATTACATCGGGCATTGAGACTCACCTCCTTAAATCTTGAGTTGAACGACCATAAACGGGTCGGTTGATGTCGGTTTCACCAGTAGAATACCTACGGGTGTCTGTTTTCCTACAACACCTTTAATCTTGAGACCATTAGCATTCGTCAGAAGACCGTCTTGGCTTGCGTACATAAGGTCACCAGCTGTATAAGTAATAGCTGATGTAGTACTTACGGCCTCATAATACTCATAAATATCGGTCTTAATAACCGTACCGGTACCATGAGCATACACAACCTTCTGAGAAGCAACTGCCGAACTTGACTCATACGGATTACCTACTGCATCGTTAACAGCAATACCTACGACCGGATCAAGAGTGGTCGAGTCACCGGCTGTACCGATTTCGTTCGTGCTGCAAGGGCCAACTACGCCACTTCCAACTACTGCAACGACACTGCCCGCCAGAATACCCTTATTAGTAATGGTATAGAGACGACCAGAGGCACCAGTATTCGCAATTGCCTGAGCACTAATCGTGCGGTTGTCCTGTGTCAGACCAATAGTATCAACAGCTCCATACGTGTTGAAAGTTTGGCGATACAGCACTTCGCAATGATTATTTGGGACAGGAAGATTGGAATCCATAAATTTCACCTCCTCTTTCGGATATTAATGATTATCTTCACACCACACAAACGCGTGGCAGAATTTATAGCTTATTTAAAGGCCCGGGAAACGTCCGGTGGGGCATTCCACAGGTTATCAAGGGACATACTGTCCGTAGAGGCCTGTTTCACGATACCACTGAGTTTCTTCGCACCTGTTTTCGGAGTCGTCTGAGCAAAAATCTGGTCAAGAAGATCAATACTTGCTTCTACTTCTTCCTCTTTCTTCTCTTCCGGCTTCGGCTCGTCTTTCTTCGCTGCTGCTTCTACTTCTTCCTCTTCCTTCTTTTCCTCTTTCTTTGCAGCTTCCACTTCCTCTTCCTTCTTTTCCTCTTCCTTTTTCGCAGCTTCTACTTCCTCTTCCTTCTTTTCTTCCTTCTTTTCCTCTTCCTTCTTCGCTGCTTCAACTACTTCCTCTTCCTTCTTTTCCTCTTCCTTCTTCGCTGCAGCTACTTCTTCCTCTTCCTTGCAGCCTTCTTCTTTCTTTTCCTCTTCCTTCTTCGCTGCGGCTACTTCCTCTTCCTCTTCTTCTTTCTTGCTACTGGCAAGAACTTCCGCCAATTCAGCCTGACGCTGAAGAGTATTGATAATGCGGNCTTCAGGCATATACATAAGATCAGTTGCCTGTTTCTCAATGAGCTCGTCTGATGCACCCGGAAGCATTCTCTGAGCAATTGTAATGCACTTAAGAGCCTTGTCCTCAAGTTTCTTCGCGGCCTGAACAGCTGCATGCTCCGGTGCAGGAAGACCAACTTCATTACGGCCTTCATTCTTCCACGGCTGTCTCATATCGGGATCCTCTGCCCATGCTGACGGATCACCGGTCTTATACTTCTCGATCGGGTTGTTTGCATGATCCTGATTCATGGTATAGGGATCAGCCTTCTTGCTAATCTCTGCTACCTTCTCCGCATCCCAACTCAGTCTTTGACGCATGATATCCTCCTAAGAGTAAAAAGTTTTAATTTGCAAGGTTTATATTTTTATATGCAAATTATTCAGATATTAAAAGATTATTAAAAATTTCTATTCTTGATAGAAATCCATGAGCTTAAGCCATACTAAAGCTTTTTTAAGCTCATCAGCATTAAGTTTACGGCCCGCAAGCTTCTGTAGGGCATAAGACGCCTTATCTATAGCCATCTTATTCGTGCCCCCTAGCTCCGCCAGGGCTTTCTTAATTTCCATAGCCAGGGGTCTCCTAAAGCACCCATCCAAACTGGAAAGAACTGCCAGGAAATCTCTACGGTTATAGCCATAATCCTTAAGAATAGTCATATCATTACTGGTCAAAAGCATATAAGTGCCAAATTTAAGCTTATAATAACTCTTTTCATCTAAATGACCAGCAGTCTTCTTAAGATATTTATCCCAGCTCTGCTTCATTTTATGCATTTGTTTAAGGGCTGCCGTGGCCGAAGGCTGAATCAAATTTTCATCCAGCGTGTCTAATTCCCTGGCTTCATCATCCTCTGGCTCCCCTGAGAGCTCTGAGTTAATTTCGTCCGTAAGTTGTTTCAGGAGCTTCTTTTTGATCTGACTCTTCCAAGTCTGAATATCAGATTGGGAATAATCTTCAGGAAGAGCTTCCGGAGCATTCCCAGCAGGGACTTCTGCTTCGGGGGCTGCTTCTTCTGCAGGGGCTTCAGGGGACTCTTCTGCCGGGGTCTTTTCTGCAGGGAGTTCGTCTTTTGCTGGGGCATCTTTTGGCTCCTGTGCTGTTTTATTGGCTGCTTTCAAGAAATCAAGTTCCTGGTATTCATAAGCATTTTTCTTTTCGGCGTCCTTAATTTTTGCCATTATATCCTCAGGAGGATTAACTACATTGCGTACAACAGCTCCCGTGAAAGCTGGATTGGCCACCCAAGAGGCGTCTATGAAAGTTACAGAGTCTCCATCAGAAATGTGGCCGCATAATTCTCCCACTTTTCTTTGGGTACCCATTTCATCGTAAAAAGTATTGTTCTTTTCATAGCGGACATGGTCACAAGCCTGGGCCTCGTCTACGGCTTTGTTTCCACATTTAGTGCAGATGGAAAAAGCTATTTTGCAACCCATACTCAGGGTCCTGAGCTCGCCCGCCTCTATCTTCCGAACTAAATCTTTATGCTTACGTTCCGTTGCAACCAGTATATCCACATAGTAAGTTGTAATATCTTTACCGGCTTTATCTTTGCCTATAGGCACTTCCCTAAGCACAGCATCAATAACCTTACCTTTGGCGAGCTCAGGAATCTGTATGTGTTCCAAATAGTTATTAGATCCTATAAAAGTCCTATAANTTTTTGCGAGTAAGGCTTTAGTCCAGGCATCGCCATTGTTATTAACGTATTTAGAATATTCAGGTTTGATCAGATAATCTTTATAGTCACTTTTAGACTCTTTGGCCTCTTCAACATCTACGGCAGCTATAATTGAGCAATGACTTAAAAGCCATTTCTCGGGGTCATATTTAGCAAGTATAGTCCTGGCAATTTTAGTACGGCACTTGTTCGTACCACAGGCACAGCCGCCCTTATGCCCGCAACAAACGGACTTTTGCCAAGTATCAGAAGAGATACTAGGCTCTACTATAGTAGCGGAGCCATAGCGAAGCATAGCCATGTTACTGGTTGTCCTTCAGAAAATTCTGAATGATTGAAAAAGCCATTTTCTTTGGCTCTTTGGACATTTCTTCCTTTTCCTTATTGCTCTCGTCATTAATAGTGGCCTCAATTTTACTCAAAGCCTGATTCACGAGAGACGTGACAATGGGAGGAGCTACGGGTTTTTCAAACGCAATACTTTTTCCCGAAGGATTTTTCTTTTCCGTTATTCGATAAAAAACGTCGTCGCCGTGCTTGTATTTCAGCAGAAACATACTTTATTCCTTTTCAGTGGGTTTATCTTCAATTTTATTAATATTCAAATCAAGAATAAGTTTATTTTTACCTATAGGATTAATTAATGCGTGTTTATCTATTTCTGATAAAAACAGGGCACTAATAAACGAACCTGTAACAAAATATCTTAATTCAATTTTTCCTTTAGTTACTTCGGGCCTGACTACTTTGTATGATAGGGCTTCAATGTCGTCAACTTTTACGGCATCATGCAGGCCTTGTTCTACAATTCTTTTATATTCCTCATAATGCCTTTGGACATTGTCGTGAATTTCTTTATGACTTTTTTCGTCATGGTAAAGATTGGGATATTTTTTAGATCCTTCCTCTTCATGGGGGCTTCTTTTAAAGTCGACCCCAAATTCTAATTGATCAGAGACTTTATCAATCGCCATAGCTATTATTGGCTCTGACTGTTCTATTTCAGTAGCCATTTTATCCAATTCCTGAGTAATACTGGACGTTTTAGCTATTTGATCAGTAAGACGATTACGCATGTTCTATTCCTTTTCAGTAATAGGCGTATAGACCCTTTGTATAGAAGCTCTGATAATGTAATCCGAGCAATAGCTCCCATACTTCTGGAAAATTCTGTTGTATGTATTAATATCGGGGAGGCCTTTATTTTTATATGCACAGATGTCCTCAATAAGTTTCCCAACAACATTTTGAGCAAAGGTATGAGCTATTCGAATAGCCATTTTATCCGTGGCAGTAATTATAAAAGGCTTTGTCAGGTCTCTACTAGGTGTTATTCGATGGGGCATCTTGCCATGGATAGCCTCACTAATGGACTTTTCCAGGGAGTCATAGCCGGAGTCCTGAGTCACCGTAGGCATGCCGCAGATGGCCGGGTTCACCTTAACAAGGGTCTCAGGGTCTTCGGGTGTGGAATTTCCAATGGGCCATTGAACCCATACCTTATAGGTAGTGGGGACAACCTGCGTTACAACACCTATAAAGGGTGTTACGTTCCATTCGGTGACCCATTTACGGACGCTTTCACCTACTTGGAAATCTTCCGGAGCTACACAAGATGGATAAAGAGCGGGCATGTTTAGGACTCCTATAGTTCAGAATAGTCTGAGGAACCTAGAGTTTATCTAGGTTCCTTCGAAAGGTAAAAAAAATTAACTATTTCTGCACTTTTTGATAAGCGAGCTTAATCGGGACTGGATTTTTCCGAACGGTCATGACCTGTTCGAAATTGCTCTTATTATAATCATCCATGTATGGTTCGTCGGCTTCGCGTTTGCGAACGTCCATATTGAACCGATTGGCCATATAGCGAGCTTCGTCCGCATCAAACTTAAGAGTTGAAGCGTCCTTTTTCCCTTCAATGACATCGGAGATCTTATCAATTACCAGGGCAAGCTCTGGAGACGTAGACTGAAGTTCATCAGCGATTTTGTCCAGTCTTTCCGTATACTGCTGTGCATTCTTAAGAGACATTCTGTCCTCCTTATTAAAATTAAGTTGATTTCCTTCTTTTTTTTCTATTACAATGCCCTTACCGGGCTGTCTGACAATCATTGGAGCATCACCCTTCTGATAGGGTCTGACTTTTGATTTTAAGGGTACATTTGTGATGTCGAGGCGTTTTAGAAGAATCTTGGGTATTACCTGGGTTTTCGGCTTCGCCGGTACCTTATGTTTCTTCGCTTCGACGTCGCTAGCGGTTACTGCTTTCATAGCCTTGAGTAGAACTTCATACTTGCTGGCATTAATTTTTCCGTCATATTTGCCACGTCCATAAGATTTAATGGCCAAATGCAAGGCGTCTTCACAAGCTATATGATAGCTATATTTAGAAAGTATTGGATTTATAAGGGTCTTAGCATATGAAACTATTGTCATATAATCTTGGTCGGACAAGTCTTCAGGGCCTTTATATGCCACGGGATTGTCAAAGCGGTGTTCAGCCCGTTCGTCATAGACACGCCTATCATAATTGAAATATTTATAGGCATTCTGAGTGGTTTCAGGAAATTGTGAAATGAAACCTTGAATGACCCTAGGAACCAAAATTATTAATTTCATGTATAGTAAGCCTCTGTAAAATATGCAAATTAATATGTTATTAGAAGATTATTACTTTTCTTCTAAAAAGTTGGTTACGACTTTCTTGGCAAATCTTGTGCTATAAATGGGCTTAATACCGTCAATTTTATGTTTAATATTGCTCAATTTATTTAGTAAGGCGTGGGCTTCTTCGGAGGCGTCGTCCAGTATTTTAAGTATGGGGTCATCTTCTTTAACTAAGGAGATGAGGCCACTTTTGAGTTTCAAGGAGCCCCCGGGTATAAAATCCTTTAGGCGTTCTACCAAGTCTTTTACTATTTCCATGGCTCTATCAACGTCGCGGCCAAAGCTTTTCTTTGCCATATAAAAAATCCTCCAAACAAAAAGCCATATTAATAGGTTATTATTTTAAATGGAATTTCTCTCTAAGGCGTTTTCTTTGCTCTGCTCGTTGTTTTTTCACGGAGTCAGGAGTTCTTTGGTAGTCTTTGCCGTCTTCTTTCCGATACTTTTCCATATAATTTTTCATGTAGTCGCTTCTATTGGATTTATTAGTAACGGAGGGGTTTCTACGGGGAGGTTTAACTTTTGGTTCTTCATAAACTTTCAGGGTTACGTCCCCGTCGAGGTCGGCTACGATATTTCGTATGAGAGTATAAATTGAATTGTACATTATTGAGGTGCCTTAGATAGGAGTTTATCCAGAGTATTGGGATTTACCNTGAAATATTTCATGACTTTACCTAATTTAATTTTTTGTTCTTGAGAGAGCTGTGGCTGTTCCTGTTCACTGGCTTTTTTATCTGAGCTGAATCTTGACTCTCCACCTTCAGAAGGAGGGGGTTCCGGAGCCATTTCAAGTTTGAGATATTCGGCTAGTCTTTGGACCACATTAGTTTTTTCGACTAGTGGGGCAGCGGCACTGGTATAAATATTTCTCAAGACTTCATTAAATATGCTGTCATTGACTGTAAAGATGTCTTGTTCAATCTTATGCCGTGTAGATTCGGGGTCTATATTCAAGACATCGAGTAGCAGATCAATTGAGATAGAACCCTTTTGATAGAGCTGAAAAACTGAGTCAAAATAATGCTCGTTATCCCGAATAGCCAACCTTGTGAAGCTAAGTTTAGGATAAAGTAGTACTTCATTACCATAGTCGTCGAGTTCTACAAAGCCTTTTTTTCTGGCTATGGGTTTAAACAAATAATTTTCAACGTAATCCTGCAGTATTTCTCTAAATAGCAGGTACTCTGTATTCATAATTTCGAGAGATATTCGGTTGCCGGTATAGGTGCCCTCACCTGTTAAGATTTCTCGGGTCACACCCAGACCTGCAAATAGTCTGTTGAGGTTGCTTTCATTTTCGGCTTCAATATCAAGGAGACGCCCTTGGGATCCCATTTCTTCCCAGTGGATTTCATAGTTAGCCACAATACTGAAATCTGGATCTACGAGGGCCTGGTCTACTTGTTCTCGTAGGTTATCAATGTCAGCGTTATTAAGTTGGTCCGCCCATACAACACGCATGGGAGTCATGTGTCGGGAGGCAATGGATGTTTGTGCCTGGCGGAGTTTATCCATTAATACAAGAGTATTTACGCAGCTCTCGATCATAGATGTCCCAAGGGGTTCATATTGAGATTTTTTACGGGCCAGATGAAATACATGGGACCCTGTATTGGGGTCTGAGTCAAGGGGTATTACTCCGCTTGACCTGATTTTTTCCTGCATTTCTTTAGAAACGAAATTTTTTATTTTTCGAGTGGGGTCCATGGGGTCTATAGGAATATCTGAAGTAAGATATTTTCTTGTTTCGGGATCGGGCATATATTCTACGGCTACTTCAGATGAGAGGGGCAGTTTTCTGACTCTTACCTGATCCGGAGGCAGGACGACTATTTTGTCCCAGCCTTTAAACAGGGGATCATTATCGACTATTTGATATTGTTGTTTAAGGTATTCGCTTCTTTGTTTGGATTCTTGAAGTTTTTTTGCGGCTTCACGGGCATCGCTGCAATCATCACGCCAATTATTTTCCTCGGTGAAAATAAAGCAGTTATGGGTACTGAAACCGGCGACCTGATAGGTATGGTCTTCTGCCACTTCAAAATTGTAGACTAGATCGTTGTAAGGTTCAGATATAATAGATTTTACTTTAAAGGCTATATCATTACCTATTCTTATAAAGCCACATTCTTGATCGGAAAAATATGCTTCTTCTGGTATTTCTTTAGTGGCATATTCAGTCATTATTCTACAGGAAGTTTCATCAGAGGCGGTCAAGCCATACATTTTTTTACATTCATGTAATTTACCATTAGGTAAACGAGAATCTCTTTCTTTAGTTCTTGAATAGCTTGGTACTATGCCACATTTTAGAGCAATATCTCTTACGGAATCCATAATGGCTTTAGAAGCCATAGAAATATTAACAATACAATCTTTTTTACTTCCTGTATAGGATATGCACCCATCGGAATCCACTAGTCCAGATATAAAGTGCTGAAGTTTTTCTATGGGTAATTTTATAAACCATAAAGGTATTCTTTTATAGTTTTTACCAAAAGAAGTTTCTCCAAAATTTTCAGCCCACCATTCAATAAAAGCTGGGTTTGATATTACTTTTATATATTTCATGCCCTCTGAAGTCCACTCAGTAATTGAATCTTGTCCAAAAATGTTGATAAGAATTTGTTTAATTCTATCAATATTTTTTGTTTCAGATTCTTTTTGGCTGATCTGCCACAAGCCTCGTCCCCATGAATCTCTTTGACTATCTCTACTTAAAGTTCCGTCGCCCATCCAGAATCCAGCAAGATAGGCAAGATCATTATCAATTTTTAGAGTATCTATAGCCTTTAAAAGATTATGTCTTGTTATAAGATAGTAATCTATTGTCTCTATATTACTAGTGTCAATAGGTAGCCACTGAACTTGAGAACCCCTTTGGCTCATGCCCTTACTTATAGGCAACCTTTTATGAAATTTTAAATTAAGTTCATTTTGTAATATATAAACAGTACTATGAAGAACTGTTAAAGGTACATCTAATTCTGCGGCTAGTTCTTGTCTAGTTTTTATAGTCGGCTCTTTTAAAGAACCCAGCCATGAAATTAGACCTTTTCTAGCTTTTATTACTATATCTGATCTTTGATGAGATATCTTAACAATACCCTCATAGCCATTTTCAACTTTTTTATAATCTTCAGAAAAGGAAAGGTTTATTTCAGTTTTATCTTCTATTTCAATGGGCCATGTAATTCTAATATAGTCGTTAACGGATAAATTTTCCGCTTTTTCAAAAATGAATGAATTATCTCTGACAATTTCTATAGGATGTTCTTCTGTCACAGGTAATTCACGATAATCTTTCCAGCATTTAATTTTTAAGATATTTTCAACGAGTCGGGAGCACTTGTTTATGACTTTTTTATATCTACCTTTATCAGTCAGGAGAAAGTCTCCCAATTCCACATTTTGAGCTAATTTGGAGCCCTTAGAGGCTTTTATTTCGGCATTGAAGGCAACACAATTTCCCATTAAATTATACTCAAAAGCTATTTCGATAAGAGACTTGAAAAGTTTCATCTTATCGCACATCTCAAGAAAAAATTTATAAACATATTCGTTCTGATGCTTATTTTTTCCCTTGGGAGGAACTAAACGAAGCTTAGATAGAGGCAAAGTTGAATGGATGTCAATGGCTCTACGGACTACTTCATTAGTGGTATAAAAAAAGCGATAAAAGGCTCTACGTTCACGTAAATTCTGAGGTTTTTCAAGAAAATCGGTAGAAAGCTGGGGGGAATAGAACTGAGCTGTTTGGCTATCAATAGTATCAGCTGTTCTATTGCCGTAACTTCCAAATAAAGAATTAGCTGTTCTCAGGCTATTAAAGCCCATAGTAGTAGTTGTAATAAATTTACGAGCTTTAATCTCATTTTGAGTAAGTCTAGGCACTTGGGGATTCTGTGTCTGTGCAACGATGGGCATTGCTGGAGTTCCTTGAGCTGTGACTACACGAATTCTTTTAGGCATTTGTTATCCCCACAGTCTGTTCCGATATTATAGGTTCAGTGGGTTGTGATGGAGCCGGGGGAGTTCTTTTCTTTTTTGGTTTTGGTTGAATTTCAGGGATATCTTCTTCTATAATTTTGAATCCATTAAGAGACCTCAAACAACTTATTCCTCTGACTAGTGACCCTATAACATCCCTATTTCTTTTTATTAATTGAACCATATGATGGAAATCTTCAAGGCCTTTCATAAAACCTGAAGCTGACCTTTCTTGATAGAGCTGTCTATTAGCTTCTTGATAAAAATTTTCATATTTACCTAATATAACTTTTAATCTGTCGCTTATTTCAGAACAATCCTTTTGGATGTCTGATATCATCTTATTCAAGTCTGTGGACATGTAAATTCCCTTCTGTTATTTTATCTATTATTTTTCCTGCCATTTTATAGCGTTTTAAATATGCTTCAATTGCTGTTCTGACTTCTGGGTCTCCAATATTTCTATTCATTAAATTTTTCATGTCCAAGAATTCTTTTAAATTTTTAAGTCTTTCAGGACTTAATCTTGTCCTTAGAAAGCTGCCTGCAATGTTTTGCAGATAGCCATCTATATCAGGGGCTCCTGGCTCGAAGGTATTCTGGGTAACATTATAAAGGGGATCATAGTACCCTGGAAATATTCCTTCTTGGTCATTTAGACATTCAGGCATAAGAATTATTTTGCTTGTTGCTGTTTCAGGACATTAACAAAAAAGTCAAGAGAAAACCGGGTCTTTTGATATTCCAATTCTTTTACTCTTTCTTCTGCCTTTGAGACTTCTAGTTTGGCTAGAGCTATTTTTTCTTCAAAAGCCAAAATTTCTCTTTGAAATTCGGGATTCATAAATAGACCTTTCTGGATTTAGGATTGGGATTTAAAAAAAACCGTATATAGAGTAAATTTAATTAGTAGATTATTAAAAGGCATGTAACTACTTGATTTGAATGAAATTACATAGTAATTTCACAAAAGGCGGCATTTACTTAAATAATTCAAGAAACATTCAAATATGTTACGCCTGGAGCATGAATTAAATCCTCAGAACTACCAATGTCTGTTCTATTAAGGACTAAAAAAGCTCCATCTTTATCAAAAGCTTTTATCCTATCTTTGAGCCATGTGCCTGTCCTGGCATAAGTACTCCATGATACAGACGCTCTATGGGAGTCAATGTCATGCACGACTCTTTTTTGTTGTCTTCCATCTTCATGGGTATAATAGACATAAACCATACCTAATTTATCTGTAGAATCAAGATATGTGTCTGTAGGATATACAGAATGTATTTTGGTTATTAATGCTGATGCATTAATTGTAGAACCCACCTCAGTGCCGTCATTCACAGATGGTTGATCAAAATAATTTAGACTCTGTATAGGCATATTGTTCCTTTCAAAAATTAAGACAGTAACTGTTCCTTTTAATATTTAATTATGTAATTCAAGACTATAAACGGTTGCAAATTGTTATGAGCCGCGCCGTTAAATCCTGTGGCAGTGGTAGTAGCAGCCGTACCATTATTGTCGTATGGCCCTAAATNAAATCCAGTGCCGCCAGTGCTTCCAATAGGGAAAGGAAGATTGTGAGTATGATTTACGGATTCATTAGCCGTCAAGGTATGAGATTCTTCTCCGCCAACAGGCGGATTTGCAGCGGTAGAAGTTGCACCAAGCGCCCGGAATGAAGCGGCATTTTTTCCAATTGGTATTTTTTGTCGTAAATCAGGCAGATTAAAGGTTGTCGAACCGTTTCCCAATCCATAAGGACACGCTGTAAAGGTGTGCGTCCCTGACTGAGTGCCAGACGTGTCTATTTTTGTTCCTGCAAAAGCGTTTGCGTAACTGGTGGCAAGGTTAAAGGTATCTGCATCAATCCAAACAACATAATACAAAGTATTCGCGGTAAGTCCTGTTGGCAAAGCGCCGTCAGTAGTTAGATATACGGAGTCACCAGTCAATAATCCATGAGTGTTAAGCGTAACTACTGCAGAATTTGCGATAGTAACGGTGAACGTTCCTTTACTGGGTGCAACAATAGCCTTTAGATCAGAGTATGTAGTTCTTGATATAGCAGATCCGTCTGCCATTAACCATCCTGTTGGGGCGCTCAGTCCAGCATACGGCATTATAGCACCTATAGGAGCCAAAGTTCCTTGAACTCCAGTTTGACCTTGAACGCCTGTATTACCTTGAGTTCCTTGAACGCCTGTTACTCCTGCACCGGCTACGCCTGTAACGCCTTGAACGCCGGTTTCACCTTGTACTCCAGTTTCACCGGCTACGCCTGTCTCTCCTTGTACTCCTGTCTCTCCTTTATCCCCCTGTAGACCTTCTTCACCTTCTATCCCCTGAACTCCTGTAGCTCCTGTAGCTCCTGGAATCCCTTGGATCCCTGTCTCTCCCTTAATTCCTGGGACTCCGGTCTCTCCTTTATCCCCCTGTAGACCTTCTTCACCTTCTATCCCTGTAACTCCTTGAATACCAGTGAATCCTATTCCAGTAACTCCCGGGACTCCTGTCTCCCCTTGAATTCCTGTCTCCCCTTGTACTCCTGTCTTCCCCTGAACCCCCTGGGCTCCTGTCTGACCCTGGACTCCTGTTTCTCCCTGGACTCCGGTCTCCCCTTGAATTCCTGTCTCCCCTTGTACTCCTGTCTTCCCCTGAACCCCCTGGGCTCCTGTCTGACCCTGGACTCCTGTTTCTCCCTGGACTCCGGTCTCTCCTTGTACCCCTGTGACTCCTATTAATCCTGTGACCCCTTGGGATCCCCCATAAGCTCCTGTGGGGCCCTGAGTCCCCGTAGCACCCTGAGCAACAGCGCTAATGAATTGCAAATCTTCGGAAAGAAGCGGATTAGGAATTAATTGCATTTATAGCCTCAATTTATGTAGAGAATAATCTTAAAAAAGATTTTATTAGAAGATTATTAGTTAAATCCTGACAAGAAAATTCCAGTAGTTCAAGTAGAAATTCCCATGAAACAATTCACGTATGGGTTGGCATAGATATTGTTGCCACTGTAGGATAAAGTTCCCGCAGTATTAAGGAAATTATTACAATATAAATGGCCGGATAAAGTAATTATTCCGCTTGAGTTAACAATGACATTATAAAAGGGCTTACTATTGCTTGTTATAGTACCTGTACCAGTAAAAGTCACATTAGAAGTATTAGTACAGGCACTTGATGCTCCCCATGTCCAGCTACCTGACACGCTCCAATTAGCATTAAATACATTGGCTGCGCTTGAATTAATTGTTACAGTCCCAACAGTCATAGTATATGAGTTCTGATTAAATATTCCTGTAGAATGAACTAAATTACCCGTAGAACTATAATTCCCTGTTAACTTGAATGTACTTGAAGCTGCTGGAGCTATTGTCCAGGTACCTGAACCCGTATATGTCGTTGCAGGTAAGGAAAGAGTAAGCGAAGCCGTACTTCCCGTAAGACCTATGGCTCCAACGCCATTCCAAGTATAAGAACCGGCAAAAGTTATTAGCGTGATAGATGCCGTAGGAGTGAAATTAAAAGCTGTAGAAACTGTAAATGTGCCTCCATCAGCTATGGTCATAGCGTCTACTGCAGTAACAGTATTAGCTCCAGCATTAATAGTTACATTCAAGAAAGACTTTGTAGCTGAGGTAATCGTGCTTGTTCCTGTAATAGTAATAAGCTGACCTGCGGAATAAGAAACTGTTGTATTTGAACCGAATGAAAAATTACCACTATCTGTCCACTGGCTTGTAGACATATTTAAGTTTGTGGTTCCAGCATTGCGCGTCGAACTATTAAACGAAGTACAATTTATTACGCTTGAACTCAAATTAATAGTTTCGGTGCCCGAAGCGTTATTAGTGCCAATTTCAAACTTTCCACACGTAATAGCATACCCATTAGTATTAAATGTGCTGGTTATAGTAACATACCTGTTATATATGTAAACCGTGCCGCCCGTACTAATTGCACCCGACATAGAATAACTTGTAGACACATAGTTATCATTTATGAAGTAAAAATCATTAGTTCCAGAAATGACTATAGCTGGAATAGTAGCTGTGCCACTTGCTACACTGAAAATGAAATCAAATGCACCAGTACCGTTTATTGTATACGATGCAGGTAAACTTATCACGTTAGTGCTACCAGTTAGATAAATAGAAATTTCCTTATTGTTCGTAAAAGTAGCTCCGCTACCTAGGGTTATATTGGTTGTCGAACTGATAAACGTAGTCGTATTGTTGGAACTATTAGTTAATTTTGCATTTGCTCCTAATACCAGCGATCTAAATGTTGCACTTCCATTATTATCTGTTAGAGTGCATCCTGTTGTGCCATTGAAGGTAAGATCACAAGATGTGTTTCCAGTTGATGTTACGCCTGCTGAAATTGTAAAAGTTGAACTAGCTCCATTAAATGTTAAAGTATTACTAAACAACAGCGTTTTTGCAGAGGTTGCTGTTAAATTTCCACCGAACGCTGTAGCTCCACTAAATGTCACATCAGCCTTGGTAGCTCCCGTCTGGTTAACCGTCCACCCACCTGTTCCTGTCCAGTTCA